GGATCTTGGCAAGCAATAATCCTCCTACCCCAATAACGCCGGCATGTTTGCCGTCTTCGATGGTCGGTATCTCAAAGTCTGGGTGATCTTCACCGCGTACCAGTTCCCAACCTTCACGGCTGCGAGCCGCTACATTCTTGCGGTCATCAAAACCCATAACTTCTGCCCGAATCCACCTATGGCGAAAACCTTCCGGTGCAGGCGGTGCGTCCAACATGGACGGGGGCTTCCAAGGTTCCCTGCGCGCTTGTTTTGCACGTGTGCTGTTACTTCGAAGCGTTCTCGTAGACTTTTGGAGATCTGCGTTCTCTGTAGTCATGATCAATCCCTCACATATTTTGCGTATTCTTCAAGCGGCACATTAAGCCTCTTTGCAATCGCAACCTGTGAGGGCGTTAATCGCACAGTTTTTCGTCCACTTCTATTGCGGGATGCGGAAGCTTCGGCTGACGCAACCTTCTTGCTTCCCCCGTTCGACAAAGATTTTTTACCTAGTTTCTGAGGAAACTCATCCACTAATCTTTTGTCAAGTTCATTATAATATTCATCGGATTGAGGGTCAAACCCCTCATCCTCTATTAACCGCCTATGAACACCGAAAGCGGCATATGTCATAACTTCGTCTTGACCAAACCAGTTATTTTTTGATGCCCAAGATTCTGCTTTCGGATCGGCTTTTGCCGGTGGCTGTTGAGGAGGAGGCGTTACTTGTTGTCGCGGAGGAGCGGGTTGCTGTACCCTTTTTTGCGCAGAAAGCAGCCTTCCTTTCTCGGCGGTTAATGTTGCCAAGGCTTCTTGTGATTCGACAATTTTATCCACATCGCCGTTTTCATGAGCCTCTTTAAGGCTCCGTTTAGCCGAATCAAGCTGGCTACTTACACGATCACCAAATTGCTCCTGATACCCTTGATCGAGAGCGCCGATCCTAACTTTTAAGGCATCGTTTTCCTTCTTGACATTCTCGGCAAACTCGACTGCCGTCTGCTTCTGGCGCTCCTCTTCTCGAAATCTCTTCGTTAGTTTATCAATACGGGATTTAACCCCAGTGCTATATTCTTCAAGCTCTCCTTCGGGATCTTCTTGGGAATCAGCCACTTCTTCAGAGGCAACCTTTTCCTCAGAACCTTCCTCCGGAGGAATATTTACATCGACTGAAGATTCCTCAGAATCCCCTACTTCAATATCTTTTTCTTCTGGCATGTCATCATCCTAATCCAACCTTCTTCTTTCTAGACATGTTTAATATCGTCGGGTTCCTTAATAGTCGAAATAACCTCGTCATCATTGATTATACGGACTTCTCCTCCGTCAATCTTGAAACGAGCGCCAGCATATCTGCCGATACAGATCCACTGACCTTCTTCGCACCATGGCTCACGATCCGATCCAAACTTACCTTTATCCTGATACGCCAATGGTCCAACTTTAAGAACATAGGCAACAACAGTAGCCAATGCTTCGCGATCTCTTGTTTGATCTGGAATATGAATGCCGCCATCAGTCGTGGCTTTGCCGGCATAGGGCATTACGAGGATACGCCAGCCGGTTGGCTGCGGAAGGCGTTCACTTAGGGATAAATCAAGTAAAGAAGGATCCAAGACCCTATCCTCCTGGTTTATATATGCAGAAGCTACGGCTTCTTTTTTCTGATTTTCTTTCTGCGCTATATGGTCAGGAACATATAAAGTCTTACTCATTCGTCCTCCGTTTTCTCCAACTGGTCTTTTACCTCACGTTCAGCGAACTCAAGTCCTTGAAGTTCTCCAACCAGTTGTTTGTATGATTCCATGTTTTTTGGCCCACCCTGAAGAATAGCTTCCTGCGTAAGAGATATTCTTTCTTGAATAGCTTTCAATAAGGAATACGCGAAAGTTGTCGGATCCGCCATACTTTAATAGATGCCCCTGAAATCTCTTCCCCGTATGGCAGCACCACTACCAATGATCTTTCGAGATTTTTCTTTGTATACACTACCACCTGTATTATATGAACGAGCCTTACCAGAAGATTTTGACGTTTCAAGACCTTTTTCAATCATATCTGAAATATCGGTATTCCATATTGCATGAGGAGAGGGTCTTGGTGGATAAGCAGCTATTATTTCTCCATACTTCTCGTTTAGTCTTTTGTAATAGAGTTGTCGTAAGGGAGAGGTTGGTGGATTTTCAGCGGTCTTTTGTCGCTCCTCATACTCTTCCACTCGATGGCGCGCCGCCGGGTCAGTTCTTGCCCCAGGAAAATATCCAGCCTTTATAAAGTCAGAGGAAGAAATCAGACGTGCTCCAGTTTCTGGATCTCTGAAAGCTCTCAAATCATCAAGAGCTAAAAGGTCCGCAAGTTCTTCATCGCTTAAACTTCTAGCGTGTTCTTGATCTTCTTCCCATGACATTACGAGGAATCCTTTTCAGTCCTTAGTGCAGTTCCGCCATACTTTAATAAGAACCGCTGAATCTTTTGCCACGAACCGCGCCGCCCTTGGCGTATTTAACAGGGCCGCGATTGGTGAAGTTCATGCCGCCCTGCCTATAGCCAAGTTCGTCTTCTTCACTGGGTCCACCCGCTGCTGCTACTGCTTCTAAATAGGCCGCTGTATCCGCCGCTGCCTCTGGAGGAACTTCTGAAGGTGTCGGCCCTCTAGTTCCTTCGCCAGATATTCTAGGGACGACTCTATAACCGTCACGAACGCCATCTCCGTCTTCGTCAACAGGTACTACAACACCATCAATTTGCATGGCGTACTTATCTGCATCGTTCTTGTCCACGTATACTACATCGGGCATCAGTATGGTTTCCTTTTAGATTCCGGACCGCCGTCATTGAATAATAAATAATCTTCCGTAGTTTGACCACCAGGAGCGCCGGGACGCTGTTCGCCAGTATGTTGCCCGACCAGACCTGGGCGTCGTGCCATACGACGTCTGCGTTGTTCCCATATTGCGAATTTCGGGCGGTTCCGTATCCACTCACGCTTAAAAGGATCATCTGGTAATGCGACGGTTTTGTATTCAGTCATTTTACTTTGACCCATTAAAACGGTCACGCAAACTGTTTGTGAATTGCCACAGTGCGCTTACATTCTTTTCAGCTTGTTCCATCTTCGCTTCCAGCTTAACCACGCTCACATAGGTTTGCTTTTTTTCCAACTCTCGAAGGTCGCGTTGTAGCGCCTGAACTTGGGATTGTAAGCGCACAGCTACGACCAACGCGCCAACCACAAAGACTACTAGCGGAAGTAAGGTTTTGAGAAGATCCAATCCCACTCATTCGTCCCTCTTTGCTTAGTGTGTTGGCGTGTTCCCGGCTTTACCGCCATCGTTTTTTCGTAGATAGGCATCCAGTTCTTCGCCACTTACAGTCTTACGACCTTCTCCCATTCTTGCGGCTACGGTTGCTGATGCTCTAGCTTTCGCTCTTTCTTCTGTAACCATTCCCTTTTTGGGATTTCGGGTTCTACGTCTAAGTCCTATTCCCATCAGAAAGTTCCTTTTCCATCGTTGTCGTCGTAATAAAAGCCCTTAACCTGAACGGGAGGAGTTCCCTTGATTACTGCCATACCACCATGGGCATAACCCCTATACGGTGCGACAGAAGGCGCTGGTAGCGGACGCTCGAAGGCGCCGGTTCCAGGATAACGGCGCATTGGATCAACTACAGCGCCACCTACCTGATATCCCTCCGCAGCATTCTTCTTTTTCGCTTTAGCCATAAGACCACTCACTTCCTGTTTTGGAATGTCCATCTGATCGGACATTTGATTAACCAATGTGCGTTTTCTAGCCATATTGTTTCACGTGAAACATTACGCCTTCCTCTTTCGTTTGGCCAAATAGGCTTTATACGCTCTTTTAGCCGCCTTTAAGGTCTTATATACAGCACCGCCAAATGTCCATCCGCCTTTCACCTTACGGATAGGCATTAATTGCCACGCCCCGCCGCCCCTTGTTCGATGCGCTCTCTATTCACTTCAGCGCGCAACAATGCAATATCTTCCTGAGAATCTATCTTCTCACGTGTCAAATCCTGTCTTTCATCTTCTTTTTCGACCTCAAACGCAAGTTTCTCGGAAAACTCACTAGCCTTACGCTGTACATCTGCCGCCTTGATGTCCAATTCCTTGGAACGTAGCTGAACCAAAGGATCAGTTTGCCCTTCCGGCGGCGGCATCAGCGCAGCCATAACCTCATCGGTATATTGCGCGATATACTGAGCAACCTTGGCCTCAACATCCATCGGCTGCGGCTGCTGTCCCATCTGCGCTGCCTCTTGCGCTGCAATTTGCATCTCAGCCATGGCAACACCTCTCGCCTTATAAGCAATATGCTCACAGAGATGCGCCTGTAAAAGCGCAAAAATAGGCGGTGTCGAAGCTGGAATAGGCGTTTTCATAAACAAAACATGCGCCGTCATATGGGCATCATGATCCTGGGTCGGGAACGCTTGTAAAGTCTCCTGAATAATAGAACGAGCGTTCTCGATTGCCGGGTCGATGGGTTGAGGCGGCTTGGGTGCTGGTAAAAGAGATTCTATATTTTGTACCCCTATCGCCTCATAAATTCTCCGATATGCTTCATAAAGATTGTGCATTTCCGGATTTGATTGCGCTAATTGTAACTGTGTCTGTGCCAAGGCCAGTCTTTGCGACATAGAAAAGATATTCGGATCGGATACAGGAATGACATCAATGCGCTCATCAAAATCAGCCTGCTTGATCATAGCTTCAGCACCCCAGACATTATAGGGGTACATCGGCGGAAGAGACTCGGCAAAAACCTTAGCTAACATCCGAAATTCTTGTTTTTGCGCGTAATATAAGCGCTTGTGAATTGCGGACATGACCTTTGAGCCACGCTCGAGAAGCGCTACCGTTGTTCCTACAGCGGCTTGCTGATTTCCATCGCCAACCTGTAAATCCGCAATTGCCGCAAAGCGGCGCCCAGCATCAACGACAAACCCAAGAAGAGCCATTAATGTCTGGCTTGGCTCCTTGTACGGCAACGGGAGAATACTTTCCCGAAGAGCTCCACCGGGAACATCAATATCGCGAAACTCACCAGGAGACAAAGGCTCGTCAGCATCACGGATGCGAATACCGCGAGCTTTAAAGCCAGCGGGAAGATTAGCAAGTGTTCCAGCATCGATTAACTGCCTTAGAATAGAGGTTGCCGAACGCCCTAAACCCCCAATCATGTGCAATAGGCCAAAGCCATAGAACCCAAGCCCAGGAAGAAACTTATAGTGGGAGAAATATTGAAGCTTCCTGTAAAGATCATCTCCCTCTTGCCAATTACGGCGAATGGATAAGATCTTAGAGCTACCCTCATCTATCGTCACAATGTAGGGAAGCTTGATCCCCGTCTGTTCGTTATCCAAGGGACTTACATGCTCAAACCCTGGAAGATCTAATTCAGTGTGTACTTCTAGGAGTGTGCAGTCCTGATCATCGGTTGTTTTCTGTATCCCTGAAAGCTCACGCTCCTTACTGCGGACTTCATCTTCACTTTCATAAGGCTCAAGTTCTATCTCGCGATAAAAACCGCCAGCCTGGAACTTGCGGACATCGTTTTTGCTCATGCGAACAACATGAACAATTCTGGACGCAGATGCTAAATCGGTTGTATTATAAGGAACGACCAAATCATCCGCAGGAACAAACCGCGCTACGGCTCTGTCCAGAATATCGTCGTAATAGACCTTCTTGAACGCACTGCCGGCAAGAGGAAGATAAAATAAAAGACGATCCATCTCAGGATCGTATTCCTCCATGACATGGATAATCTGGTAATTCATGAATTCTTGGATGCGCTGGGACTGCGCTTCCACTTCGGGTGTGGCTGCACCAACGACCTGTGTCCGCACAGGACCGGAACTCGGCAAAAGCTCCTTATAAGCCTGTGCTTGGAATTGCGTGATGGCTTCGGCAATAAGAGGGTGCGTTACACCACTTGATCCACGAAACGGTTCCTCACGCTCTTCGTACTTGATCCCAAGAAGGTCAAGACCATCTTTGTATGCGTCTTCCCACTCTTGTCTGCCGCTCCTGTCTTCCTTGTAAAGACCAACAAGGTCGCTTGATATATCTGAAAGAACTCTCTCATCAAGAATTTCCGCTAGATTAGCATCCGGCTCTGCCTGGAGTTGCTCTTGAATGGCGTCTTCAAAATTAAGAACAACGGAACCATCCTCCTCTTCCAGCATCTCTGTAGGCTCTTCTATCTCTTCAACGTCTATTTCCTCGTCAGTCAAACCACCAAGAGGCATCCCTTGCGAGGGGATGTTGTTATCGATAAGAGATATTGGTTGTCTTGCCATTATCTAGCCACCTTTTTCCACTTTTCCCAACTTCTGAGACCGCCCAAACCCAACATCCCAAGTAACACAGGCATCATCGTACTTAAATCAAGTTCTGGAAGATGAACCAAGTTCCCTGTCTGTCCCATAATAAAAACGGCTATGGGTTGAATCAGGTACGTATAGAACAAAGCAAGCCCGCATGTCCAGCCAACGAAAGGGCGCCAGCCGGCAATAAACATGGATTTATGACTCGCTTCCGCCTTATTCACCTCTAATTGAGCTAAATCTATAGAAGCAAGATGCTCGGTAAGCTTCGCCTCGATCTCTCTGGTTGCTTTTTCCTTCTCTTCCTTGTTTGGGAAGAACCTATCCAGAACATCCCCAACAACGGGAAGTAATGCCGGAAGAAGGCTAGCGAACATCTTCTGTTTCCTCTTCGGTCTCCGGCTCCGGCTCATCCCCTAGAATTTTTACGCCATACCCAGCATCTCTAAGGAAAACACGGATCTCAGAGACCGGTCTACTCCACGCCATATGCGATACGACATTTCCCCACCCGTATGCCGATACCATACTCGGCACACCAATCAACTCATAGT